CTCGTTTATATAATCAATTACCTTCTCTCCAACCTTATCGTCACCAATCTTAACAACAATGTTTATAGGTTCACCACCACCCCTACTGTTTATTTTACTTGCCAATAAGTCTATCCATTCAGTATTCCTATCTAATGGTAATACTGCTTCCCTACCTGCTTCACCAATAACTGCCATTGTAGGACTTTCTATAATACCACCAGTTGCCAATCGTTGTATTTTAGCAATATTTATTCCGTTCGGAAGTATTCCTGGTATCTTAAAGTTTTTTAGAGGTGCTATCAACTTATTATTTATATTATCAATTATCCAGTTTATAGGTACTTTAATACTGTCCACTACACCACCAAAAAACTTCTTCATACCATTTTTCATTTCTTCTATCTTCTCACTAACCTTATTAACAACCCAGCTCATTTTATCCCAAATAAAGTTCCCTACATTAGTAAACACATTTACAACCGTATTCCAAATACTACTAAAAAATCCATTTATGCTTCCTATTGCACCACCAATCCAATTTTTTACAATAGTAAACTTCTCAATAATAGTATTTTTAATTGTTTCCCAAATATTACTAATAGCATTCCCCAAAAATATAAATAAGTATTGAACTTCAAATATCTTAAAAGAAATCCAATTCTTTACTCCTTCATATTTTTCAACAAACCAATCTGCAACACTTTCTGCAACACCCTTAATATTATTCCAAGCAGTAACAAACCAATTACTTATATCTTCCCACAACCCTTCAAAGAATGCACTAATCGGCTCCCAGTTTTTAATTATCACATACGCCAAACCCGCAATTACAGCAATTATCGCTATAATAATCAACATCTTAGGACTTAAACCACCAAGCATTTTTAATGCACTACCAATCTGACCAATAGCACCGATAACCTTTCCAACCAATAAAACCCCTATAAGTAAACCAATAGCAACAACTGCAACTCTAACTATTTTCACTATATTATCAACTTTCTTCTGTACTTCTCCTTGAACCTCGTCTGCCTTTTTATTTATCTGTGCAATCTGTTCATTCATTGCTTCCAAATCAAATATCTTTCCAATTCCAGTTTCTACGCCACCAACAACACCTACACCAACTCCTTCCGTTGCTTCTTCTCCTTTGAGAACAGTCATTTCATCAAATCCTGCTAACTCTTTCCTCAGTTTTTTAGCACTTCCTGTTGCCTTGTCAATTCCCTTACTAATCCCTTTTGTACTATCTTCAATTGCTCCCATTGTTACAGCAATAGGTTGCAAGGAGAACTTACTTAATCCTTCAAAATATTTACCAATGATTGGTATAGCAGTTAAATAAGTACCAATAACCCTAACTACTGCTACGACATATCCAGCAACCTTAACTGCCCAATCCTGAAAAGTCTGTGCATTACTAATTAAAGCCGTTCTAACAGAGCTAACAAAATTAAAAACTGATAATGTTATACTTGCAAATATCGGCTCTAAATAACTCCCTAGCATTCCGTAAATGTCTTTAACTACATTTCCAACACTCAAAACAGCTTTCCCAGAAGTCTGCATTGTAGAAGCATAAGCACCTAATGACTTCCTACCTTCTTCCATTACAATATTAAGTCTAACTCTTGCTCTCTCTTCTTGTGTTAATTGCATAACACTCTTTCCAACCTGCCTAGCATATTCCTGATACTCAACATTTATATTCCCTATCTCAATAATTCCATCAGCAAATGCTATCTCGCCTCTCCTTACAAACTTTGACAATCTATCAATCGCTTCTGCACTGTCTAATCCAGCAGTAGCACCTAAGTCTTTCATTGTTAAAATAAGAGCCGTTACCCCTTGAACCGTCTTTCCAGTTCTAGCATCAATAGTCTTTAATGCACCAGCCATATCAACAAGCCCTGACATAGCTAGTGTCTTAATTACATTTTCTGCCTCAATTCCATAAGTATTAGCGTCTTGTAAAGCATCTCGCATTTCCTTAACCTGCTCAGTAGTTAACCCCATATTACTCGTAACAACTTCCGTAGCAGTTTTTAATCTTGTATACTGACTTCCTAATTCAAAAGTATTCTTAACAACTGTTTTTGTGATATTAGCAACCGTTCTTAAAGTTGTACCTAAAATCTTTGTAACAACATTCGCCTTAACAATAGAACCAACCAAGTTTTTACCAATACTCTTGTTAACACCATTTACCTGATTACTCAAAAGTGATAGTTGTGAATTGGTATTTTGTATTTCAGCTTTTAGTTTATCTGCATTAGCAGTTATTAAGACTTCAAGTTCTTCAACTGTTTGCTTTGCCATTCTTCTTTATAGTACCACCTAAAATTAAAGTGTTTTTTCTCATTACTTCTTTCATTTCTTCAATACTCATAACCTTTGTTTCATTTACTTCTTCTGCTTTCAGTTTTATTTTATCTTCCAGAAACGGCTTATTCGGGTACTTCTTCGGCTCATTCACTCCATAAGCTATATATTTCCCAAGATTAAAACTTATAAAATCTTCTTCTCTCAATCTCTCCTTTTCTTTTTCAATATACACATCAATATACTTTTCAAATTGCTTAGGACTTATGTTCCAGTAATCTTCTAAACTAAGCCCTACTCTTATAGCCACTTCTTCGTTTTCTTCCCAGTATTCACTAAACTTCTTATTTCTTTCGTTTACATCACCTTCTCGACTTCCTTCTGTATGTTTCCCTGCAACTCCCCTAGTTTCAGGTTTCGTGGTAAAAAACCTTTCTTTTGTAACTCCTCTAAAATTAAAATAAACAATTCAGTTACATCTTTCCCTTTAAGATACTCACCAATTACTTCATAAGAAGTATCTTCATTTACATCAAGCCCAACCATTACCAACTTATTTATGTTTTCCAGACTAAACTGTGAAAGCAAATCTAAGAATGCCTTCCCAGTTTCCTTTTCCAATTTAGCAATTTTCTTAGGCGTAAAGTCTAAGTCTGTTTCTAAATTGTATTTCTTTTCTTCATTTTCCATTTCAATCTTATTTGTCAAATTAACTTAACTAACTAATTAACTAATAAAGAACAGGGATAGTTACCTACCCCTAATTCCTTATACTGATGGACCAGCAGGTGTATAAGTAGGCTCACCACTTATTCTTAAACTTGCACTAAAACCTCTGACACCGTCAACTGTTGCTTCTGCTTCCTTAAAAGATTTTACAAAAGCATCAAATGCCCAAGTTGCACCATCAGGTGTAGCAATAGTCCATTTCTCAATACTTTGACTTGTTGCCAAGTTAAACATAGCCTGTGAACTATCAGTATCTTTTATGAACCCAGCAAGTGCTACCTCACCAGCGTCCTTAAACCCAGCAATAAACTCTTTGTAACCACCAGTTGAATCTAGTGTCGTTACATCAATCTCATCGCTTTCAACTCCGACTTCACCAATAGAAGTTAACCCACCGATTACCAAATCTTCGGTTTCACTTCCACTCTTAGTCTTTGTCAATGTTGTTCCTAAACTCTTAGTTGCCATTTTCCTATAAATTAAAAATTAAATAACTTATAAATTAAACTCTCTTTTATTTCTTTCATTTATTTTATTTATTTTATCACTTTTTATACTATCGTTTCAAAAGTAGTAGATAAATGACTTCCACTCTCAACAGGTATATCAGAACAGGCAGTCATTCTATACCCACCAGTTAACATTTTAGTTACCAAATCAACTAACATAGAAGATGTTCCAGTACTTGTTTCAGCCCATAAGTCTACATTCACAATAATCACTTGATGACTTATTTCACCGTCCATAGTATATTCAGGTCTGTCCTCAGCAATAGAAAATGTAATACACGGATAAGTAACTTCTATTTCAGGCATTGCCTGATAAGTAGTCCCTACCGTACTCAATAAACTATAAATACTTGTTTTCGGCTCTATCATTTCTTTATACTTTTCAATTTATTGCTTAAATAGTTTTCAACCGACCTTTCTATTAACTGTTCATTCTTTTTAAGTGCTGGTCGCATAAAAGGTTTACCAGAATATATAATATGCCTTCCGTCCTTTAAGTTTCTAGCCCAGCCATATTCTTGGTAAATCGCATACTCAATATTTGTATAAACTACTCCTATTGCATTAGAACCCAGTCCTGCCTTTGAAGCAGTTTCACCAGATAATGTCTTAGCAAATATATGATTCATAAGGGTTCCAGTATCAACAGGTGCTAATATTTTAGCGTCCCTTTGAACAATCCTTGTCAACTTGCTAATAATAGGTTTCAAGTCCACATCACCAGCTTTTTCAAACTTTTCAATACATCTATCTAAGTTTTTAATTGCTACTACCTTTACTGCCATTTATCACAAGCTATTAAATTATGACTATCATATTTCAAAAACCTCTTAACACGGTAATAATCATTCCCATATTTTAGAATGTCCCCAAGTTCCACTACTGCGTCGGTTGTAATTAATAAATCAGCTTCAATTTTAATACCCTCTTGGTCTTGCAATTCAGCCAAGTTTCCATACTGTACATTTCCATAGAAACTAGTTCCCTTTGTAGACATAGTATCGTGTGCAAAACCGTCTGTATCAACGGAGCTTGTCTTCGTATAAGGCGTTATCTCCTTATCGTAAAATGTATCCTTTATTTTGCTCTTAAAACTTGCAGGTATTTCCATTTATTCAGACTTATAAATTACTCTTTATAAATTGCTATAATTCCCTTCTGTAAAGTTAGTTCTAACAATCGTTGGTATTCTATATCTATCAATAATAGTTTTTGCACTACCAAAAATGTCATCATCTTCCTTTGAGTTAAAATAGCTTTCTATATAATCTCCGTAACTAATAGACTGACCATTATCCGATATGCTTTTAATTCCCTTGCTATCAGCAAGTAAACCTTTAATTCCCTTGAAACTAGAAACTACCACCCTTGCGAGTGTTCTTTCTAATTCAATAGGTATAGGAAGTATCGGTAACCTTTCACCAGTTACATCAACTATGTAATCACTATCATAGTAATCACCAGTTAGAAATCTTTCATAACCAGCGACTAATTGCTGTCTATTGGTGTATGCCAAAAATCTATCAATCACATCAGAGATTATAAAATCAATATTGCTATCTTCTTCCAGTTCAGGACACAGAGCAATCACATATTCTTTAATTTTGCCAATAACCTCGTCCATTC